CCTCGACAACAACAATTTTCTGGCCTGTTGTTGCTGTAATCTCCGCCGTACCATTCCAAGCAGTGTACCCCGTCTTACATTCCTGTCCTGCATTCGGTATAGTCGGATTTGCGGCTATTTTGTATTTGTAGCTGTTACCACTTGACAGCGCCGGCTCTACCGTGATTTTAGTAGAGCCGCTCGTGCTACCTGCTACGGAGGTAACCGTCAGACTTGTCAAGCTCCGTGTTTTTTTACGACTACCTTCGCGGCTGTCGGTACACGGTATCCCGTATTGATCTCAACCTGAGCAAGAGTACCGTTGAAATTTTCGGAATCTTTCAGCCGAATCATCTCCAGGTTATCCACGATGGAAAATCCGTTCCAGTCGTACATGATGAAGTCGATACCGGTCAAATCCACAGTTTTGAGGTCACCGGCATAGTTGTAATATTTGGCCGCGCTCAGGATATCAAGCATATTCGCCTCTACCCACAGCATACCAAGCCATCTACCAATCTGTCCGGACTGCATAATGCTGTCGTTGGTCACCGGGGTATACTGATCGCCTGCAGCTTCCAGCATTGTAGAATAAGTGTCAACGGATGCAAGCACGATGTTCGCAACCGCTTTTCCTTTACGAACTACTTTACGCGCCTCGATGATTTTCTTTTTGATGTTTGCCGCGGTGAGTGCTTCTGTATCACTCATTGCTGTGCCCTCATTTGCAAGACAAGCAAGACCGGATGCCTGCCATCCTTCCTTACAATCCATAACTGCCTGGGACAAATGCTCCTCCGCCATGTTGTACGGCACGCCCTGCGCCTGAATGTTATAGATTTTCTTAGATTTCTGCTGCATGTTGTTCAGTCTCAGGTCAATCAGTTCATTATTCACTTTCTCATGGCTGAAATCAGCCGCCGGAACCTTCGGGTCCTGTACTCCGTCATCTCCAACCTTAAAAATCTTAACCAGACCAGACGCTGCATCGCCCTGGAATTTATCCGTATAGGTCATTCCCGGCTGAAAAATAGAGTCGTAGTATAAATTCGGCTCCACAATGCTGCTGTATTTCTCTGTTACGTTATATCCGCCATATTCCATAGTTCAATCTCCTTTACTTTCCTCTGTAATATTTGTTGCTACCATACTTCTGTTTCAAATAGGCTTCTTCAGAATCCACTACTCCGGGCTTATATGACCCGCTGGTTCCTCTCACCCATGTTTTTTTCTTGGGCGGCTCTTCCTGCTGTTCGATCTCGAAGTCATTCGGATACTGTTCTCTCATTTTTTTCATATAGTCATCGGCGCCCACGAAAGTACCATCCTTAAACTCAAGATTCTGGGCCATAAAATCTGAGAGAATGCTTTTCTTTGCAAGGGGAGACTTAATCTTCTGACCATCGAGGAATTTCTCGGCCGCAAATGTCCTCTTCTGGGTCTCAATCTGCTGATTCAGTGCCGCCGTATCGGTCTCATATTTCTGTTTCCATTCATCCGCAGATTTTTTAATGCCATCAATATCCATTCCCTTATAAGATTCAATGGTGGCGCTTGCCTCGGTGAGCTGTTTCTTATATCCGTCTGCTTCTGTTTTCAGTCCGGTATATTTCTCTTTACTGACATATGCTCCGTCCGACAAATCCACAAATTTAACAGGATTCTCTATCCTGTCATCCGCACCATTTACTTCTGCAAGTTTCGCATCCACCTGAGCATAAAGCTCATCCCCAAGTAATTCTTTTAAATCCATATTCATCCTTTCCGCCTTCGTTTTTATATCCGGTGTCTTCCGGAGGCTGTACAGTTTATATGACTTGCCGGTCAGTTTCCGAGACCTTTTAAACGTCATAACCGGTATTGGACAATAAAAAAACACACGGGCGTCCCCGCGTGCTTATTTACCATATTTGATTTCTACTCCTGGATAATCCCTCTCGATATCGCAGATACCAAGAAAAAAGGAATCTACCAGTATCCTGCCTTTATCAGACAAATCATTCCAGATTATGCTCATGTATCCATGCCGCTCTTCTACGAATACCTTATCCGGCGTTAAAGCCTCCAGAGATATGAACAGGTTATGTGCAAGTACGGATACCGCAGCACACACAATATCGCGACCGTGTTTATCATATCCTGCATGGCCGCTGATATCTACCCCCGTACGGCCCATAGTTACTGTAATCAATCAAATACCCCCTAAAATTTGGCATAAAAATACCACCAGTCATTTTGACTGATGGTATTAGTACCACATTACTAAATATTGTTCTGATAAATGTTCTTCTTTCGCGAGTTCTATCAATTTATTTTTAGCGTGGTTTACATGATTCATGCACCATTCATACCCTTCCGGAAGTGAATAATCAATTGTGATTCCCTGATCCAGGTCAACTACGATATGCCCGCTGTTATCGCTATCCTCAGGTATGATATCACTTTCGATAGTGGTATTATTCTTTTTTAAATTTTTTAATTTTACCATAAAATAACGTAGCCTCCTTATCATAGTTATACTTAGCAGTCGCCGCAATGTGAGCCTCATCCTGGGACATCCCTTTAGACATTAAATCCTTTTCCATGATCTCATGCTTAATCAACGTCAAGTCGTGTGATTCCGGCTTACCGTCTATCAGACGTTTCCATGATTCACCTATCATATAATCGGGATCAAAACGCTTTTTCTCACTTCCTCCTAAATCATGTTTCTGGATAAAAAGATAATCCTTAATTGACTGGATATCCTGTTCAGGAATACCTGTTGTTTTGGCTATCCTTGCCACATCTGTTTTCATTTTCCTTACAAGGCCATAATACTTCTCCGCATGTTTATTCGCTGCATCTCCGTAAGGATTTCTCGCACCGCTTACTGCTCCTGACTTTATTATACCACTTCTACCTGATTTTACAACTGCTTTCGCGGGTATTCTCCCACCTGCCATCCGCCCGAGCCCGTCCATATAGACACGCTCCATCTGTGGCTGTAGCCCCATGATTTTTGAAACCCCCTTGTACTCATGCAGAGTCTGCAGATAATTGGCTTGAGCTGCCAGCATCGCCTCATGGTCGCCACCTTCTTTCAGGTACTTGATACGTTCCCGCTGCGCCCGCATAGTTGTCTCCATCTCACGCTGTCTCTGTCGGCAGGTATACCCATCATATTCCTTACCCCGGTATTTTCTGATCCTGGCGTCATCTTCCCGGATGTCCTCCAGCATTTCATCTGTGTATGTTCTGGTCGATATACCTCGGATAAAAGGCAGATATGAATGATTACAATTCGCACCGCATAAGCCTGTTACACTGCCGAGACCACAAACAGACTCCAATTCTCGGCGGCTGTACACTCTGCCCTGCCAGACTGCGTGTGTTGGCCGGGCGCCATAATGTGCTGTGACCTCGAAATCGTCCGTTTCCAGCTCTTTTGCAAGTTGCTCGTTGATTTTATTGCTGAGGTTATGCACGCCTGTCATAACGGCTCTTCTGGCCGCTACAGGTGCCCTGTTACTATACCCACTTGCGTAATCAACAGAACGGATACCTGATGAAGTCATCTCACGCACCACCCGGCGTAAAGCCGTGTTATAGTCAAAAGCGCCTGACGCAATGTCGAGACAAGCCCGATCAAGATACTTTTGGTAATATTCTGACAGCGGAGTAAAAACCTTTTTCCCATTACCGTAGTCCAGGGAGAAACCCAGGGATTGTGTGATATTTTTGATCTCCCCTTTTGTCTGACTGACGATTGCAGATGACAATTCCTGCAGCCAATTGTTTTCTTCTGGCGGTGTGAATTGTCCATTTACCTGCTCATATATGTCTTTGTTGCGGACATATTCCCAATCTATCACCTTGTCGTACAAAGCAAATAACTAGGGTACGTGGCATTTAGCAGCCTTTTTAATTCATCCTCGATGAACTCTGTTGAGTTACCAAGTATCTTGACGCGGTTTAACTGGTAATCCGCCGTGGATGTTATTTCACCTGTCTTTTTAATCCGTCTGACTACATCGGACATTATCCTATCCTGTAGTCCGTAGAAAAGCTTTTCCACCTGCAGGGGCAGGCTCCCCATTTCCTCCGGTCGCATCTACATCACTCCTGTACATCATCCGGGAATTGGATTTTTGCAAGTGCTTTCATGGCCTGGTCCTCTGTTTCACCGTAACGTTTCATACGGAACTCCACTGGCCCTATGATTCCGGCAGCAAGGTCAGCTCTAAGCTGCTCCAGTTCGTATTTCTTATCCACTATGAGGGAATCATCCCAGTCGCAGGACACTTCCACTTTACCGGCCGGTGCAAGCCCGCCCATATCAATCCAGACCTCCATTGCCTTTACAAGATACCGAATGGCCTCCTCAGTGCTATTCTGGATGTCCTTAACCGTAGAATATGATCGCTGCTTACTGCTCTTTATCTCTTCAGCAGTCTTTTCCACACTCTGCGGATCAGACAGGGTCCCATAAGCCAAGCCGCAGTTAAACTCCACTTTCTGTATAATCCGGTTATATCCATTGAAAAAGCTCTGATCCCGGATATCAGGGGAGTAGACATTGAACAATGGCTTTCCTGTCGTATGGTCTGCAATGCCATTGCCCATAGGATAATACAAACGCTCCTGCCCTTTCGGGAGGAGCACCTCGCCCTGCCGGCTCTTTTTAAAATATTCGTTCGACGCCTGGATGGCTGTCTCTTTCGATTTGTACTCCCAGAGTGTGGCTCCGTACATCTCATCCGCATCCTGTATCTGTTTTTCCGCCCGGGAATAGACCGCTACCCCCAGCGGGGAATCAGGATCTACGTTATTCGCAAGCGGGATTTTAAGATAAGAAAACAATGCGCAGTCTGCATTCCTGAACTCTTCATACGGGGATATATCCTCCCATTCATCGACATCCTCCAGCTTGATCTCCATACCAAGCTGTACAATCTCATCCGTTTTGACAATCGCTTTCCTGCTGACAAATGCTCGGTTTACGACAATGTATCTATCTCCCTGCAGGCTGTGGTATTCCAACCGTGTGTATAACTTCTTCCCCTTGCGTTTAAATTCAGGGAAGATAGCTCCGGTCATCGTACCGGATGAATCAAACTCCGTCGGGTAACAATTACCGGCCCGTACGATATCTACAGCCACCTTCTCCCCGGTAAGGTATGGCTTAAAGCAAATACCACCAGTGGCACTTGCAAATTCCACGTATTTGCGAAGATTGCCCCTGAATGGCGTGAGCATTTCATTTATCAGGTCTGCCCTCGGACTGCCACTCACCTCAATCCTGGCCTCATTTGTGACGAGTCTCGCAAACTCACTGCTTATGGCTGCAGGCAGGTTCAACCCCTTGACATCTTTGCTTATCCAGGGTGGCTTATTACGATACATGCGCTGCCACCGGTATATGGATTCAGCCATTTCCGGCGATACCGCTATATCGACGCCCAGCGCCTTTTTAATGCTCTCATACTGTATCACTGCTATCACCTCACTCTCGTTCTGTAAACGGCAAGAACATGGATATTAACCCCCACATACCACATACAAGATACCTTGTGGCATCGGCGGCATGGTCATTGAGCTTTACAACCTCTTCCTTGCCCTTTTCAACGCTTTTGGAATCATACTGATATAACCCCAATTCTTTAATCAGCAACGTTTGTTTTTGCTGGTTAATCAAAATCCGGCGGAAAGAAAAGAATTTCTGTACTCTGCTTATCCCAAGCTTTACATCGTTGAATGCCGGGATAACATCTATATGTGGCATAATCCGTCGCACCTCCTCAATGAGGCCGGCTGCAGAAGGGTCAATAAATACCCAGCTCACTACCCGGTCATACTCTTTTTCCAGCCTATCACAAAAATCTTTCAATTCTTTTGCGTATTCGGAAGGGGATTTCTGGCCCTCTTCCCGCCCGCAATGACTCCATTCGTCCAATCCGCATAACGTCTGCCTGCTGTAACTGACACCGAATGCCTCGAATACCGTAGGGTTCTTTTGGCCGTAGTCAACTCCTACTCCTATCTCACCAATTGTCTTTTTCTCATCTTCTGGGAGTCCATCGTAGTAATGAAGTTCAACATTTACCATGTAATAGACCAGGTCGTCTAT